ATTCCTGCCATGGGTGTCGGCTCCAGTGTTGGTGCCGACTTTCGCAAAATAGCAGGGTTTCAAATAGGGCAAAGTGAAATTTGCCCGGCTCCGGCTCAGTTAGCTGTCACGAAAATGCCGCGATACGCTCGCCCAAAACCGCCGTGTAATGGCCCATGTAGTGGAGCTGACGAACAAGCCTTTCTTGTTCTTGTGCTGGCAGGCTCGAAAAAATCGGCGTGTCGATAAACGCTGTTAGCTTGTCCATCTTGGCGTCAAGTTCTGCCTTTTCGTCGATTACCCGTTGTTGGTGTGGTTGCATGGTTTCGTCTTTCAAAGTTTCAGCGCCTGCAGCGAATCAACGCCGCTGCGGCCTCAAACTTCTGAGCCCAAGCATCTTTGGCGGCATCGCTGTCAATGTCACCCGTGTCATCCCGGCAATCAGCAATCGCGCGCGCAATCTCCATGATGTCGAAGCGCTTCACGATATCATCGTCCAGTATTAATGTCAGCATCCCTGGCTCGGCTTGTTCGAATAAATCAGCATCCTCTAGGATTGAGCGAAGGGCGACTCCCACCTGTGCGTTAATTTCTTGTGCCACTTTCCGCAAAGATTTTGGTCGCAACTTTTTAAGCGTCTTAAGCATTACTTCGGCACTTTCAATGGCCTTCGTAATGGCTTCGTGCGGGGCCTTGCTATCGTCCTCAATCCAACCATCCCAATATTGTGTTTCACTCATTTCTCTATCTCCTTCCGCCGTTACCGGCATAACCTATCATTCAGTTGGCTTCGCCACCGGTCAATTTTGCATCACTCAGAGAACCGCCCGCCTCCGCTTTTCATGATCCGCCAGAGGGTGGTTTTGCTGATGTGGTGCTTTTGGGTGATGTCTTCTTCAGTCATCGACGTGATGCCATCCTTAAACACGGCCTTCCGTTGCTCGGGGGTCAGGCGCTTGACGCCCTTGGGTAAAAACAGCCTGCGCCCGCCATATTCGGCTTTCACCCGCTCTTCGATCTGCTTGGCCAGCGCGGCGCTGAAGCCGGGGGCCATGGCAATGACGCACTGAAGCGTGTACGCGACAACATCGGGGTCTTCGGTGTGGTTGGGCTGCATGTAGGCGACGTTTGTCATTTTGTTACGGGTTAGCGGCGCAGCCCGGCCAGGGATATGCGTCCGTTTTTCATGCTGTTTTGGGGTGAAGCAGGCGGGGCGCTGGGGGTTGTTTGTATTGGTTTTGCGCTATTTATTTGATAGCTGCTTGCGCCCGTATCTATTGCGGGAACGGGTGTTTTTGTATAAATTTCTGCACTTGTTTCGGTTTCTGTGGCAAACAGGCTGATCTGGTTGGGGTTGAGTGCAGCGGCCAACTTGTCCCAGTGCGGATCACTCAGTTTGTGCAGGCCAAGGTATTGGGCGGCGGCGGTGTTGTAGACCATCAGGTCAAGCACTTCGTTTCGGTCGGCTTGCTTTTTCTCCCAGCGGCTCACGCGGTGGCCGTGTTTCCACAGGGTCACGCGGTATTCGGCGGTGATCTGGCGGTAAAAGTCTTCACTGAGCTGGTGGCTGAAGTGAATCTGCCCAACGCCTTGACTCACGCGCCAGCGGTTGGCCAGATAGTCTTTGGCGGTGTCGGTGCCCACAAACCATAGCTCTGCGCCATAGGGTTCAACCCGGCCATTCCAACGCACCTCTACCTTGCTGGGCTTGCTGCTCAGTATGGGGCGGCCCGGCTTGCTCGCGCCCTTGATACTGTAGATGCTGCGGTGGCGCTTGGTGCGGGTGTAGTTGTAGACCTCTTGGGTGGCGTTGCCGCCTGAGTCCACAAACGCGGCTTTGATGGCAAGGGTTTGGCCGTAGGCGTGGGGGTAGCGGGTTTGCAGCAGGGCATCGAGCCGCGCCCAGGTTTGCAGGTCGGCAGGGTCGCCGCGCACCACTTGGTAGTCAATCACCCACGCCTCCAAGCCACGGCCCCAGCCGATGACCAGCATTTCGAGCCGGTCGGCTTGGGTGTCCACGGCGGCGGTTAAGCGGATCACGCCTGCGGGGCAGGTGCCAAGCTTGTACGGCTCAGCGCGCGCCATGAGTTCCTCGGCCTTGGTTTGCTCTTTTTGGCGCTCCCAGCTTTTGGCCAGCCGGGTGTTGTAGAAGGCGATCATGGCCTCTTCGCTGCCTTCGTCCAGCTTGGCTTTGGCTTTGTCGTATTCGCGCTTCAGGGCGATCCAGGGCAGCCAGCCGTAGGGCAGGAACATGCCGGATATGGTGAAGCTCTCTGTTTCGCCATCGCCGCCCACGCCATCAGACCATGCGCCACGGGCAAACATGCGGGGTTTGTCGCTCTCGGTGTGCACCGCGCCGCAATGCATGCAGGGGTACAGGGCGCTTTGGCCGTCGTCAGACACCATGAGGCGGTCAAAGTCCAGCGGCTGGGCCTCGCCGCAGTGCAGGCAGTCTGCCAGGGCGTGGCGCTGGGTGCCGCGCAGGTACAGGCGCTCGACAATGGATTCGTCTTTTATGGTCGGGCTGCTGGGGTAGTAGCTTTTGCGGTTGCGCTCAAAGGTGGTTTGGCGGGCTTCGGCCAGGGCAACGGGGTCGCCCTCCCCGTTCACGTTCAATTCGGCCCGGTCAACTTCGTCAAACAGCACGCGGCGGGCGGGCACTTCGGACAAGTTGGCGGCTGCGCCGGCCGTGACGATGAACAGGCTACCGCCGATGTACTCTTTGGTCTCCAGCGTGTTGACCGAATCACGGCTGCGCGGGGCGGCCACGCGCTCGGCCACTTCGGGCACGGCGGCAATGTTTTTGGCAATGCGGGTGCTGGCCCGTTTGGCCAGCTTGCCGGTGGGCAGGATCCACAAGAAGTTGGCCGGGCTTTGGTGAATGCTGGCCATGAGCCAGTTGAGGCCGGTTTGGGTCTTGAGCATCTGGCTGGCCCCCATGAGCACCACGCGCTTGCAAGGGTGGTGGTCGCTCAGGGCCTGCATCACTGCCCGTGCGTGCGGGGTGCGGCTGGTGCGGAACTTGCCGTACTCATTCGCGCCAGAGTCCTTGGGGATGACCTGATAAGTGTCCGCCCACACGTCCACGGGCAAGTCTGGATCAGGGTCCAGGCTGTCGGCTAGGGCGGTGAGCGGATGGGTCATTTAGTGGCTACCCCATGGCGCTGAATAAGTCCAGCTCTGGCACCACGGGCACGCAGTGCGGGCTACACCACAGGGTTTCGTCTTTGCTGTTTTGAACAGCTTCGTCGCTCAGGGCATAGCCTTTGCGCGCCTCCCAGGTGCGGGTGTGCCAGCCGTTGGCTAACAGGGCGTCGTGTTCGCCTTTGTGGCCACATAGGACGATGCGCAGGTTTTTGTCGTGGCCATTGGCGGCGCACCAGGCTTGCACGTCTTTGGCAAGCCCCAAGCCCATGCCGCCTGCGCCGTAGTCCATTGCGCCTTTTTCATAGGGTGGGTCAAGAAACACGGCGGTGAGGCCGTGGCGGGTCGTTACAGAGTCTTTGACCACCCGGCCCCAGTCGCCACAGGTAACGCGCACGTTACGCAGGCGCTGGTGCAATTTGAAAAACCAGTCTTGAATAAACGCCGTGCGCGGGTGCTCGCCCTGCCCGGCGTTTCCAAGGTGCGGGAGTTGGCGGTTGATGCCCCGCCCGGCGCTAAGGTGCGGGAGTTTGCGGTTGATGCCCTGCCCGGCGCTAAGGTGCGGGAGTTGGCGGGTGTCAACGATCTTTTCGCCGTCATGCACCCACGGGCCGGTGCCGCTACACCACCCGGAACCGATCCAGTTGCATGCGCCCCAGCACCACCACCCGGCGATCTTGACATCAAACCAGTCAGGGTCTTGGTGCAGGCGTTCAGTCAACCCGGCTGATTGGCGAACAAGCCAGCTATGGCGGGCGAATAGGTCAACTTCGTTGCAGGGCCAGTCTGCGTGGTGGGCCACGTCTTCGGGGCATTTGGCAATTGAGCGCCAGAAGTTGGCAACAAATCCGTCGAAGTCGTTTATGGTTTCGATGCGTTTGCCTACCGGCGCGCCGAGCAGCATGGCGGCGCTGCCCGCGAAGGCTTCGACGTAGTTGTCCACCGCGCCAAAGGCTTCCCACACGGTGGCGGCTGCACCGGACTTGCCGCCGAAGTAAGGGAACGGGGCTTTTAATGGGGTGTTTTGGCCTCTTGCGCCCGTATTACCTGCGCAAGCAGCTATCATTTTTGCAGTCATTGCGCAGCCTCCGCGCTGGGCCGGGCGGTTTCCACCTCAACCTTGAGCGTGTGGCGCAGTTGCTGCGCAAAGCTGGCCAGCGCGGCGCGGTGTTCGCGGTCTATGACGGCTTCGCAGGCCTCGGCGGTGGTCAGGCTTGAGACTTCGGCACCGATACGCCGGGCGCAGTTGGTCAGGGTGTCGCGCAGCATGCGGCCCGCGTTGAA